CCCAGTGTGGTGCTGCTATGTTAAAGTTAGACGAAACAAGAAACTTTACTCCTGAGATAAGAGAATATGTTTGGAGGAAAGCCGGAAAGAAATGTCAAATATGCGATAAGTCTATTACGTTAAATGAAATGGATGCTGATCACATAGAACCTTGGGCTAAGGGAGGAGGAACTACATTGGACAACGCTCGATGTTTATGTGTTAGTTGTAACCGCAGTAGAAAAGCAGCATAACAAACAATGTGGTCAGATAGGGAGCTAGAAGAGGCAGAGTCTCAGGCATTACAAGCATTATTGCCTGACCCACCAAAAACATACGCAGCGTGTGTGGGCCTGTGTCAAAAAGGACGATGGGGTGCAGTTGCTGAATGTTGGAATACAGGTAAAACACGATCAATGAAATGGTATCTATGGCCTTTTCCAATGCGTTTTTTTAATTGGGATAGGCAAGGTGCATACTTAGGCAGGAGAAGAAAGGTTACATGACAGAGTTATCATTATTAAAGGCTCTTATGGACAGAGAGTTCTACGAATTACACAAAGGTATTAGATGTCCCGATAAAATATTTACTAAAGATGTCCGGAGAGTAAAACAAACACTTGATTATGCAATGGAAACATATGATCAAGGATTATCATTAGCTGACCTAGAGGCATTATTCTACGCAACCAACAAGACACTTACTACATCTAACAAAGAACAGTACCAAAAGATATTCCGTAAAATAGCTAACAGCAGCGCATTAAATAACCAGGTAGCTAACGAAGTAATATCTAGAATGTTTCAACAGGTGGTGGGCGAAGAGGTAGCTAACATAGGGTTTGACTTTGTTAATGGTACACAGAGTAGCTTAGAACCTTTACGTAAGATTGTTGAGCAATACCAAGATGATTTTACGCCCAACCTAAAGGTGGAGTTTGAAGATATGAGCATAGATACATTATTAAAAGCGAACGAAACACAGACACAATGGAAGTTTAACATCCCTACCCTGAGACGCAACGTAGAGGGTATCAGTGGCGGTCATTTTGTTATAGTAGGTGCGAGGCCAAACACAGGCAAGACCAGCTTTCATGCATCTATTATAGCTTCCCCACACGGCTTTGCGGATCAAGGTGCTAAGTGTATAGTTTTATGTAACGAAGAAGCAGCAAATCGGGTAGGTTCTAGGTACTTATCTGCTGCAACAACTATGACGTTAGATGAGATAAAAGGTAACTACGCCAAGGCTGCTCTACGCTATGATAAGGTTAATGCTAACATAAACATTAAGGACTCGACCGGTAAAGATCTTAGTTGGGTTGAGGCTGTAGTTAAGGCTACTAAGCCCGATATAGTTATACTTGACATGGGGGATAAGTTTGCCCCTCGTACTAGTGACAAGACAGATGTTTATCTTAGGGATGCTGCTATACATGCCAGGAATATAGCTAAGGAATATAATTGTGCTGTCTTTTGGTTGTCACAACTTAGTGCGGCAGCGGAAGGTCTAGCTATGCCTGACCAATCTATGTTAGAAGGATCTAAGACAGGTAAAGCTGCTGAAGCTGACTTGATGATACTCATAGGTAAGAACAGGGTCATTGAAGGGAATGAGGCGGATGATACGGAACGACACTTAAATATAGCTAAGAATAAACTTAAGGGTGGCTTTCATGGTCGCATCACTTGCCAATTGGCAGGGGACATAGCTCAATACACAGCATAAAAGGAGAGAAAGAAATGACGTACTATAATCCAAGCCCATCAAAGACCCATTGCTTTACGTGTGAAGGAAGGGGAATAGTCTATGAGGGGGAGCATTTCCCTTCTGATCCCAATAATCCTTGTGTTCACGCAGAGACTTGCCCCGATTGTATGGGGTCAGGGTATGTTACAGAAGAATGAGATTAGTTTTAGACGTAGAAAACACAGTAACGAAACGTAATGGCAAGACACATATGGACCCCTTTGAAGCCAATAACTTTTTGGTTCAAGTGGGTACTAAGAATGTAGATGTACCTAGTGAACGACATTTACTTACGTTTGATCATATTGAGTATACTGACCGTAGTGGTGCTAATGCTAAACTTCTACAGGCTATCTTAGATGAAACTACATTACTTATAATGCATAACGCACAGCACGATTTAATGTGGCTATGGGCTAGTGGGTTTAAATATGATGGGGACATCTACGATACGATGTTAGCTGAATATATATTACAACGAGGACAGAAGCAGCCATTAAGTTTACTGGCCTGTGCTGAACGGAGAAACCTGACTTTTCAGAAAGATGATACATTAAAGAAATATTTTAAAGAAGGATACAACACCAATGAGATACCCCTTAAAGAGCTTACACATTATCTTGGCTGCGACATTGATACTACTTCCGAACTGTTCTTTGCTACTATTACCGAAGGCTTCTCCAAAAGCGAGTCCAACGGAATGGATCGAGTTAGAGACACCACCTTCAAAGTCTGTAAAACCCTTACCAGAATGTACATGTCCGGCTTCAGAGTGGATAGACTCGCCCTTCAAGTAGTACGTAAAGAGTTTGAACAAGAGAAGACAGACATAGAGGGGCGACTGTTTAAACAGATACGAGAACTTATGGGTGACACTCCAATTAATCTTAATAGCCCAGAGCAAGTATCGCAGGTTATATTTAGTAGAAAAGTAATAGATAAGAAAGAATGGGTTGATCTGTTTGAATATACAAATAACATTGCTGAGTTTAAAGAAGCTGTAGCAGCTAACAGTACACTAATCAGAAAGACAACAGCATTTAGTTGCCCTGAATGTAATGGTATAGGCAGTAGATACAAGAAAAAGAAGGACGGTTCTAACTTTAAAAAGTCTAATAGGTGTCCGGCCTGTTTAGCCAGGGGCTATCAATTAGAACAAACTAATAAGTTAGCTGGTCTAGGATTTAACCCACCAAATAAAACTTGGGTAAGTAATAATGGTTTTAGCACGAGTAAAGGCAATTTAGATTTACTTATAGCCACAGCTAAAACTAATCAAATGGCATCCGGTATAAAATTCTTAGAAGATATAAAACGTTTATCTGCTGTATCAACATACTTGTCCTCCTTTGTTGATGGCATAAGTAACTACACAAAAGATAATGGTTTTCTTCACGTTGGGCTGACGCAGCACATTACATCTACTGGTAGGTTCAGTGGTCGCAACCCAAACATGCAGAACATGCCTAGAGGAGGTACGTTTCCAGTGAAGCGTGTCTTTGTATCTCGATGGAAGGGCGGTTACATATTAGAGGCTGACTTTGCACAGTTAGAGTTTAGAGTTGCGGCATATTTGTCGCAGGATGAGACAGCAATGAAAGAAATAGCCACAGGCTTTGATGTACACGCTTATACAGCTAAAGTTATAGGAAATGCGGGACAGCCTACAACACGTCAGGTGGCTAAGGGCCACACGTTTGCTCCCCTTTTCGGGGCTAGTGGTTGGGGCAGAAGCAAAGCTGAAGCTGCATACTACAAACATTTTAATGAAAAGTATCAAGGCATAGCTAAATGGCACAAGAAGTTGGGTGATGAAGCGATGCGTTACAGAAAGATAACTACCCCATCGGGGCGACAATATGCTTTCCCTGATGTTGAGCGTAGGCAGAACGGACAGCCAACTCATTTTACTATGATAAAAAACTACCCAGTGCAGGGCTTTGCTACTGGTGATATTGTTCCGGTTGTGCTAATGGAAATGGAAGAAAGATTAAAACCATTGCAATCCTGTTTAGTTAACACTGTGCATGACTCTACTGTAATTGATGTTCATCCGCACGAGAAAGAAAAGGTAATACAAATTATAGTAGACATGAATAATGATTTAGATAAAATTATAGAGGAGAATTATGATGTAAAAATGAATGTACCCATGCTTTTAGAAGCTAAGATAGGCTCTAATTGGCTTGACACAAATGACATTGTATAGTATAACTATAACTCTTTTCACACATTATATATTAAGGTAAATTTATGAATACAGAATTACAAATAGCAGGTGCTTCAGGACAAGCACTAGCCGACATGATGGGCGTATCAACTCAAAATGAGGGCAGCAGTAAGAAATCATCTAACCTAGCTAGGCTTAGTATAACTCATACGTCTGTTATGGGAGATTTTGAAGTGGCAGGTAAGTTAAAAAAGATGGAAGTCTTACCCGTAGGTACATTTAAATTAAAAATTAATGACACTTTTGTTTATTGTTTAGCTCCGGAGATAAGAATTTTTGCACTTAAGGAACAGTGGACACACTGGGACTCTATCGATAATGTTATGTACCGTACAGTTATGGCGAATAACTTGTATGGAGATCTTAAAGACTCAAAGGGTACGTTTAACATTGGCAGACCTTCAGGATATTATTCAAAGAAAGAATATGATGCTCTGTCTCAAGAAATAAAAGATTTAATGCGTTCTGTTAAAAGAACAAAAATACTATTTGGCACGATTAACTTCAATGGCGCAGCACTAGATGAGGCGGGAAACGATGTTAGCGGTTACGATGGGCAAATACCATTTATACTAGACATAAAGAACAAAGATAGTATCAACGCATTAAAGGACGTACTAGAACAAATAAAAAATGATAGTACAGTTCCAATAGAAGCTAAACTTTTAAAGCGTAGCATTACTTTATCATCTAAAATTGAATCTGTTCCGCAAACCTATGCGACTATACTCTTCACATTAAAGGGGGCTACTGATTTAGCCGATGAAGACAGCAAGACATTTGAGAGCTTTCAAGATTGGATTAAGTGGTCGGATGGCTATGTTCTTGACAGATGGAAAGAAAACAATACTCAGGAATTAAACGAGGCAGATGCGGAACTTGTAGATGCTTTTGTAGATGTTGAGGGTGTTGGTGTTTAATGCAAAACAAGTCAGAGGCTGGACATTGGTACGATAGTGAAGGACTGCCTACTTATACAATTGTAGGAGCAAACGGAAAAGAAAGAAATACAACTCTTCGAGATGCTCGACAACATGGGTATGTTCCTTCTGTTACAACAATAATAGGGATGGCTGCAAAGCCCTCCTTAGAAAACTGGAAGATAAACCAGGCACTTAACTCTGCTATAACTTTAACACAAGATCCCGGTGAATCTTTAGAGGCGTTTACTTATAGATGTAAAGAAGATTCTAAGGCTATTGGTAAATCCGCTGCGGAACGTGGTACAATTATACACGCTATGATTGAACAAGGGTTTATGGGGGGCAAAGAAACGAAAGCCTATAAAGTTATTAAGAATTACTTAGATGAAAACTTTCCTGATGAAGAATGGATTGCGGAAGACTCATTCTGCTCAACAGATGGGTACGGAGGTAAGATAGATTTATACTCTAAGTCCGGAATATTTGTTGACTTTAAGACCAAAGATGGGTTAAAAGATAAACAGGCATCTAAACTTGTCTATGATGATCACGGGATGCAGCTATCTGCTTACGCAGAAGGGTGTAACTTTAAAGAACCAGAAAGAGTATCTATCTTTGTAGACAGAGAAGACCCCGAACTTATAGTGGCATACAAGTGGGATAAAGAAACCCACGTAAGGCATATGGCTATGTTTAATAGTCTTCTTTCTTACTGGAAGTTAGTAAAAAAATATGATCCATCAGAGATCTTAAACACCAATAAAAGCGAGGCAGCATAATGGTAAAAATGACAATTGAAGGCACAGACTACGACACAGATAATATGACTGATGAACAAAAAGAATTGATTGAAGTTCTAAAAGTTAATACAACTACATCAAATGTAGTCAACCATATGTTACAATGTGTGAACGCAATAGGTAGAGTTAAAATTGATGAATTAAAGGCTCTCCTATCAGATGGTAAAAAAGAATAATAGTAAACGTAGACACAATTCTCGACGCTACAGAAGTGGCTTAGAAGAAACACTTGCTGACTACTTAACGCATCACCAAAAAGAAGTACGTTACGAACTGCTGAAGGTCCAATGGGAGGATCTTCGGTATCGTACCTACACACCTGACTTCCAGTTAGACAACGGCATCATATGTGAAGCTAAAGGATTGTTTGACAATGAGGACAGGCGCAAGCATTTAGCTATTCAGAAACAACATCCTGAGTTAGATATACGCTTTGTATTTTCCAATGCCCAGGCTAAACTATATAAAGGTTCTAAGACTAGATACTCAGGGTGGTGTGAGAAGAATAACTTCAAGTGGGCGCACAGAGTTATACCTATGGACTGGCTAACAGAAAAAGGTAGATGTAATTCAGCTACTGTAATAAAATTAAAAACAAAAAGAAAGGATATTTAGTGGCATATGAATTAGCAGATGATGAGGTTGCTCTTATACTTAGACCTATAAGTTTTAATGCCGATGGCGAATGGAGTGGCTTAGTATCTACAGGCTTGGCTATGGGGCCAGAACAAAGCATTGATAGAACTATAGTAG